TTATCGTAATAATTTAACTACACCATTAGATTATGCCGAAATCGTACATCGTATTGCCATAGCATATAATAGAGCTGCAGTTCTTGTTGAAGTAAATAACATGGGCGCTCAAGTGAGTCATTCACTTCATTATGATTTTGAATATGACAATATTTTATTTACAGAAAATAATGGCAGAAACGGTAAGAAAATTAGTACTGGATTTGGAACGAATGCTGATATGGGTGTGCGAACTACAGTTCCAGTAAAATCAAATGGTTGTTCTTTGCTGAAACTATTAATTGAGCAGAACCAACTTATCATTAATGATTTCCATACTATTGAAGAATTGGCAAGGTTTTCGAAAAAAGGTAAAAGTTATGAAGCTGAAGAAGGCGCTCATGACGATCTTGTGATGGGTTTAGTTTTATTTGGTTGGCTTTCGGAACAACAATACTTCAAGGATTATACTGATATAAATACGCTTATGAGATTACGAGATAAAACTGACGAAGAGATTATGCATGATTTGTCTCCTTTTGGGTTCGTAGATGATGGTAGAGGCGAAGATATACAAGAAGTTATAGATATGACTCCTCGTGGAACTTGGTTGTCAGATTTAAAAGACGAATATTTATAAATAATTTAGACAAATTACCTCATCTTTTTTCCATGGAAGGAGAAATAAAATGCCATTTCAACTAAGCCCAGGTGTAAATGTTACCGAAATTGATCTTACAGGTATTGTACCTGCAGTTGCGTCTACCGACGGCGCGATTGCTGGTGTTTTCAATTGGGGTCCAATTAACACAAGACAACTAATCGATACTGAAACAAAGCTAGTAAGCACATTTGGTAAGCCAAATTCAAACAACTATGAAACATTTTTCACTGCTGCTAATTTCCTTTCATACGGCAATCGTCTTTACGTTACACGTGTTGCAAATACTACAGATCTTGCAACAGGAACTCTTAATGCCGTCGCAAACGTAGGCTCTGTAAGTAATGTTGCAGCTCAAGTTGTTCTAAACAGTAATAATTATGGCACTCAAACTTTCGATACTAATGTTTATTACGTAGCAAGATATCCAGGCGCTGTAGGTAACTCTCTTAAAGTTTCAGTTTGCTCTAGCGTAGATGCATATTCTTCATCTCTTAAAATGGGTGGATTGTCTGCGACAGAAAATCTTGACGTTGTTGCAAATCTTGCCATTGGTATTGGTCAGAACTATGCTAATCTTATCGTAACTGCTGGTGGCGGTGGTACTGCTCTAAACTGTAACACTTATGTCAATAATCTTGTCGCTAATCTTACTGTTGGTGATTATCTATCAGTTGGTAACGTAAGCATCGGAACACAGAGCCTTCGTATTGCTAGTATCAGCAGCATCACAGCTAATGCATTGGGCGGTTTTGCTACTATTACTTTCGATAGCAATTATCGTCTTGCTACAGATTTTACTACAAGCAATACTGTTAATAGTACAGTAAATCGTTACTGGGAATATTACACTGTTGTTGATTCCGCTCCCGTAGTTTCTGATTACCAGTCTCAGTTTGGTAATACTGCAGCTGTTGATGGCGTTCACGTTGTAATCGCTGACGAAAATGGTGCATTTACTGGCATACCAGGAACGATTCTTGAAACATACAAGGGTCTTTCTCGTGCTACAGATTCTAAAACTGTTGGTGGTCAAACAAATTATTACAAGACAGTAATTAACCAGTCTTCTAATTATGTTTGGTGGACAAAAGACCGTTCAGGCGCTGCTTCAAATACAGCTGTCAATTTGATCACTTCATCTAATAAAACACCATTTACACTTTCATTTAATAGTGGTGCGGATGGCGCTTCTGAAGGAGCAATTACACTCGGCACAGTAGCTGCTGGTTATGATTTCTATAAGTCTGCAGAAGATGTTGACGTTTCTCTTATCCTTCAGGGTAAGCCAATTGGAACTAGTGGTACATATCAGCTAGCAAATTATCTTATCGATAATATCTGCGAACCTCGTAAGGATTGCGTTGCTCTTATTTCTCCAGACGATAGTATTGTAACTGGTAATGCTGGTAACGAAGCACTTGCTCTTGTAGCTTGGAGAAATTCAGTTCATGACAGTTCTTATGCGTTTATGGATTCTGGTTACAAGTACATGTACGATCGTTACAACGACGTTTATCGTTATGTTCCTTGCAATGGCGACATCGCTGGTCTGTGCGCACGTACTGATTCTAATCGTGATCCTTGGTGGTCTCCAGCTGGTTTCAATCGTGGACAGATTAAAAATCTTGTAAGACTTCGTTGGAATCCAAGACAGGCTGATAGAGACATTCTTTACAAGAATGGAATCAATCCACTTGTTTCATTCCCAGGTCAGGGCACTGTTCTTTACGGCGATAAGACGCTTCAGTCTAAACCATCAGCTTTCGACAGACTTAACGTTCGTCGTCTATTCATCGTTCTTGAAAAGGCTATTGCTACTGCTTCTAAGTTCTTCTTGTTCGAGTTTAACGACGAATTTACTCGTGCGCAGTTCAAGAGTCTTATTACACCATACCTTCGTGACGTACAGGGTCGTCGTGGTATCACTGACTTCCTAGTTGTTTGTGATGGCACAAATAATACTGGTGAAAGAATTGATCGTAACGAATTCTGGGGAGATATCTATATTAAGCCAGCACGTTCTATCAACTTTATCCAGTTGAATTTCGTTGCTGTAAGCACTGGTGTTCAATTCTCTGAAATTGTCGGCAAGTTTTAATAAATAAATTAAAATCCATTAAGGAGAAAAAAGATGGCATCAGGTTTTAATATTAGTACATTCAAGACAAGAGGTCTTGTCTATGGTGGTACTCGTCCTACACTTTTCGAAGTGTACATGAATCCACCTCCAGGAATTGGAGTAGATCAGAATTCGCAGGACAAGTTTCGTTTCACTTGTCGTGCGGCTTCTCTACCAGCTGCAACGATTCAATCTATTGACGTTGGTTACTTTGGTCGTAAGATCAAGGTTCAGGGCGATAGAACATTTGCTGACTGGCAGGTAACAGTAATGAACGACGAGGATTTCCTCGTTCGTTCTATGTTCGAAAAGTGGTCAAACGCTCTTAACAGAATGGAATCAAACATCCGCGATCCTCAGTTTGCTGAAGAAGAAAATTCTTACAAGGTTGATATGGATGTTATCCAGTATGGTAAAGCTGGCGACCTAATTCGTCAGTATACTATTGTTGGTGGGTTTCCAACTGATATTTCTGAAATTCAGTTAGACTGGGATACAACTAATCAGATCGAAACATTCACTGTTAGATTTGCTTATGACTACTGGCTACCAACAGTTGAAGATAGTAATTCTTATCTTAGTCAAGCTGTTAGCCCTGTTTCAACCTAATCTATATAATAGTAGCCTCTTGAATTAGTTTATTATTTGAAGAGGGGCTGGTCCTTAGCCCCTCTTTTATTTGAAGGAAAAGAAATGCAATTATTCGGTTTCGAATTTAAACGTAAAGTAGATCTAGACGTAGCACCGTCTTTTGCTCCAAAAGAGCAGGAAGACGGTGCAGTTGTCATTGCTGCAGGTGGTAGTTTTGGTACATATGTCGATCTTGATGGAACAGTAAGAACAGAAGCTGAATTAGTTACTAAGTATCGTGAAATGTCCCTTCAGCCAGAAGTTGATGCTGCTGTTGACGAAATCGTAAACGAAATGGTAAGCCTCGACGAAAAAGATCTAGTTGAAATTGAATTAGATAATTTACCTGATGTACCAGAATCTATTAAGAAAAAAATTCGAGAAGAATTTGAATCCTGTTTAAATATTCTTGACTTCCGTAAGCATGCCTATGAAATTATGCGTCGTTGGTATATTGATGGTCGTTTATACTATCATGTTATTATTGACGAGCAAGATACTAAATCTGGTATAAAAGAAATTCGTTATGTTGATCCTAGAAAGATCCGTAAAATTCGTGAAATTGCCAAGCGTAGAGCTAAAGGTGGAATAGATAATGGCGAATCTGTAATACCAAAAACACAAAACGAATACTATATTTTCAACGATAAAGGGTTTAACTACGGCAATAAAACTACTGGACCTTCCACGACGGGTCTTCGTATTGCCAAGGATTCTATTCTTCATGTTACTTCAGGATTAACTGACACACAGGGAACTATGGTTCTCTCTTATATGCATAAAGCTATCAAGGCTCTTAATCAGCTTCGTACGCTCGAAGATGCTCTTGTTATCTACCGCCTCGCTCGTGCGCCCGAGAGACGTATTTGGTATATTGACGTTGGTAATCTACCTAAAATGAAAGCAGAACAATATGTTCGCGATATCATGGTTAAGCATAAAAATCGTTTGATTTATGATGCTGACTCTGGTGCTATTCGCGACGACCGCAAATTTATGACGATGCTGGAAGATTACTGGCTACCACGTCGTGAAGGTGGTAAAGGTACGGAGGTTACTACCTTACCTGGCGGTCAAACTCTTGGACAAATGGACGATGTTCTTTATTTCCAAAAGAAGTTGCTCCAAACTCTTAACGTACCTATCAATCGCCTTAACTCAGATGCATTGTTCTCTCTTGGACGTGCAACTGAAGTTAGTCGTGATGAATTAAAGTTTTCTCGTTTTATTAGCAGACTTCGTGGTCGTTTCTCTCAGTTGTTTTTGAACCTTCTTGGTAAACAGATTATTCTCAAGCAGATTATGACTATCGAAGATTGGGAAAATATCGCTGGAGATATTAAGTTTGATTTTGCTAAAGATAATTACTTTACTGAGCTCAAGGATGGCGAAATTCTTGACAACCGTATTAATCTTGCTCGCAATTTACAGGATATGTTAGGTAAATACTACTCGCACGAATGGCTACGTAAAAACGTTCTTCAAATGTCAGAAGATGATATTGAAGAAATGGACAAAGAAATTAAGAAAGAAACTGATTCTGAAGACCCACGTTGGATTAACCCAGCTATTATGCAAAATGAAATGGGCGAACAGCAGATGATGCAAGGTCAGCAACAAATGCAACAGCAACAGCAGCAGGACACTGATCAGAAAGCAGCTGCTGATGACGCTCAGGTAGCGGTAGACCCTAAGCACGATGAAAACGTTAGAAAAATGCAAACAGCAAAAGCAACATATGATTTGCTAGCACAAAAGAAAAACAGAACACTTAGTGATGAGTCTAAATTTAAATCAGCTGCTTTAATTTTGGCTAAAAATAAATAGGAGATAAACTATGGAAGAAGATAATAAATATACTTTGAATGACTTGGTTAAGTTAAGCGCCTCACAACAGCCTCTAGAATTCCAACAGGTATTTGATACTTTGATTTTAGATAAAATTCAGGCTGCTGT